ATGAATCTTACATCTGCACGATTCCAGTCATCAAGAAGTAGGATGCCGCCATCCTTCTTATCTGCAATCCATTCTGGCGCACAGTAAGACATCCTGTTCTTACCTGTCATCTTGTATCCGTTCTTTAGATACTCAGCAACAGCAAGCTCATCAACCCACTGACCTACCTTCTTGGTAGTAGCCATCTTAGAAGCAACCATTGCTTCAGCATCAGCAGAAGTAAAGTTGATGTCCTTAGTCTTAGGTGCTACCTTGACCTCCTTGTACATCTGAAACTGACGTACAGGAAAACCAACGAGGTCACCTAGTTCTTCGATCTGTGCAAGATTCAGCTTTACAAAGTTGAGGTTGTTCTCCTTTGCAAGCTCTACAACAGTTGAAGTTTTACCGATACCGGATTCACCTACAATTTCTATAGATACGGGGAGCTTGCCCTGCTCTTGTAGATAGCGGTTATTGTTAATGACATGGTTTACAAAACCCTTTACCTCATCAATGTTCAAATTAACTTGTGCCATTCTTTTTTAATTTAGTTTAATTACTCTTCCTGGTAGATCATCATTCATATCAGAGATACTACTAAGAACCCATAAGGTATTCTTAGGACAGTTCTCTGGTGCTGATGCTTCACCATCTGTTAGATATATAAGCGCAGTGTATCTGCCATGATCATTAAAGTGATCTATTACGGGTTGGAAGAAAGTACCACCCCTACCTTTTATCTCCCAATCCTTTTTAGGATTGAATTCTTCTATAGATTTAATCTGAGTATCACATTGTGCAACTGTAATCTTATGACCTGTCTTATGCATATGAGTGAGCTCGCTCATAAATTCTTTAAGCTCATCATTATTAACAGATCCTGATGTGTCTACACCAACAAGTATGTGATTCTTGAACTTAATCTTAAGACCTGGATTCTCTGTGTAACGCTTGTTGTATTTCCTTCTAAGCTTCTTTGTGTAGCTTACTGTAGAATTACCAACAAATCTCTTGAGATATCCTCGCCAGTCAAACTTAGGTGGTTCAACATGGCGGAGTCTTTCAATTAAACCAGAAAGCTCTCCAGGTATATTACCTTGACGCTTTTCAGTTTGCTCAGCTATTTCTTTAAGCTGATGTTCAACCTGTTTTTCTATAAGCTTCTTATCAGCTTCAGGTAGCTCATCAAAATCATCCCATGTAGAATGATCATATTGACTATTACCGTCCATCTGATTTAGAAGATTATCTAAACTTGGAGACTTACCATCTTTCTGAGCTTGCTGAAGCTGTTCATAATAGTAATCTGTACCGGCTCTAGTATCAAGCTTAAGCTCTGGAAAACTATTCATTGTTATACCGCCTTCAGGCAGATCACTAGCATCAATATATTGATTGATTTCTAGATCTGCAGCAATATTGAATAGCTTCTTATCTGGATACTTATCACGTGTAATCAGATGACCAAAAGATATATGCAATAACTCATGCTTTAGCAAACCTTTCCGATGATTTTCAGATAGATTGCTAAAGAATTCACTATTGATAGTTAGCTTGACACCAATACCACTTTTAGATACACCTGCTGTAGGTATTTTATCACTAAAAGTTTTTTGAAGACCAACTAAAAAGAGCCCGTAAAAGGGCTCAGTAAAGATTAAACTTTTGCTTGTCCTTGCAAGCTGTTCTGCTATGTTTACCATTGTATGCTAACATCAATTTTATTACAGAAAGTATAGATATCTGCATAATATTTTTGCATTGCCTGCTCTAATAAATACTTAAATAAGATTTTATTCTCTTCTTTACTGCCGTTTTCTTTAATCATTTTATAGATCTCATGAAAACGCATATCTATATAACGCAAATCAATTTGCATCTCTGCATCTAGATACTTAAGAAAATCAGATCTAGATTCTAGAGCTAAACCTTTAGCAATTAAAAGGCAGGGTATAAAATCTAACTTAAGATTTTTGATATTCTCCTTTGCAATATTACAATCATCATTATCTGATGATTTTAGCATCTTGATAAGGTGATCAAACTCGACTATTGTCATTCTCTAGAATTTCTATGTACACTCCAGGCTCTTCTTTATTATAAGTATACCTTTCAAATACTGGTATAATACAGTCTGCATTGTCATCTTCTATCCATCCGTGCTTTACCATATCATCTTGTACGGTTTGTGCGGGGTTGATATAATCAAACTTATGCCTACTACCTCTTATAAAGGTGAAGCCTATCTTAACTGGTTTCTCATATTTATCATACTCTTCTCGGAATGCAGAAGCGTGTTGTTCAAAGAAAGGTTTTGTGTTCTTTCTGTAATTCATTACTGTCTTACTAGAAATAAAATACTTACCCGTCCATCTTCTGCCGTTCTTACTACTTGGTACGTTAAAGGGAATGAACCATTTCTTATTTTCCATATATTGCTTTCTTTAACAAGGGCTTTAGTTCACTGTGAACTTTATTAAAACCGTGTTCTTTCATAGCATCTGAAATATCCTTAGATAAGGGTAAAGCAAAGCCATTGATTCCATAAAGCTGGTGATACTTTTCTATTGCTGTAGCACCTGCTGTATCATTATCAAATAGACTGATAACCTTTTGATACTTCAGTTTTAAATTCTCAATAATATAAGGTTTGATTACAGTGTTCTCACTATCTGGACTAATAACATCTACATTGTAACCCATACTCTTTAGGCACATTGCATCTTTTAAAGATGAACATATCACTAGGTAAGGATTCTTATACTCAAGCTGATCTAAACCCTGCAGATAAGACTTTACCTTAAAGAACTTATGCTTTCTACTAAAGGGTCTGTAGATCTTGTATACATCACTATCTTTAGTGAAGTAACCGTAAATGTTGTTATTAGTGATCTTTTGAGTCTCAACACTACTATCATTCTCAAGTACTAGATTATAATACTCGAGAGCTCTAACATTATACTTATCAAGCAATGTAGCACCAATATTAAACTGTAGCCAGAACTTAGCATCTTGTTGATTCCAGGATCTCTCCTTTACAAAATCAACCTTCCATCTATTCTGAACTTTAAATGGTTTATTACTGGATCCTTTTGCATCACTTTTATTGTAATCATCTATAATCTTATCAACTGCATTTGGAAAGCTGATATTTAATAGATGCATTACTAAGTTTATCTTGTTGCCGAACTTACCTGTAGAGAAATCTTTATAGACATACTGATTACTCTTTGATCCATCTGGATTAAGAGCACTATCTACATACAAACACATACTTGGTGTTCTTTCTGACGGATTGAAGATTGATTTAATCTTTACATCCTGGCCAGTTAATTCCTCATCTAAGTTTAGATAATACTGGAATACCCAATAGCTCGGAACATCCTCTATAGTTATAATAAGATTCTTTGTATTGAGCATAATAAAAAGGGGGCCGAAGCCCCCATTATATTAGAGATCAAAGTCATCACCAGTGTTAGATGTAGCTGGCTCAAAGTTATTTGCAGCAGGAGACTGCTTCTTTTGAGCTTCTCTAACATGGCTAGCTTTATCAAACTTGAGAAGTCTAGAGTTCTCTACATTGAGAGCCTCCAATGGAATACCATCTTTAGACATTCTAGGTAAGAAGAAATCATTGTTGATGTAACCTTCTTTGTTTTCCCATTCACGAGCACCAATGCATGCATTGATAAACTCACTGTTGCTAAACAAAGAGTTGCAAGAATTCATGAACTCTTCAATGGTATTAGCTTCAACCATATCTAGCTCTTCTCTCTTTCCAAGAACTTCACCTAGATATACCATAGCCCTAAGAACCTCAGTATCTCGCTTAACTTCTCTACCTGATGGTAGCGTTGCATCTTTATAGGGATAAGGAGAGAATCTTACCCTACCAACTTGACCTTCATAACGTGGGCCATTAGGGTCATTCACATCCTTAAGAAATCCTTGGAACTCACCCTTTACAGGCTCGCTCTCAACATGCAATGTGATGTTGTAGGCATCCTTATCATAAGGAGTTTGATCAAAGGTTATAGAGTTGATTTTGATAACCTGGTTACCTGTAGAGATTACAGGTTTTACTTTGCCTGACCCAGCAGACATGTCTTTTGTATTAAACATAATTAATTAATTGAATTATTCATCAAACTTCGTTATGCAATCTCTTACATACTGAAGATCATTTGGGATCTTGTTTTCTTCAAACATTCCCATTGGTGATTTACAGGTATTCTCTCCGTTGTTTACTGTCTCAAAGACATATTCTAGAGTACCGTCCTCTTGCTTGATAACTTTACCAAACAAGACTATAGAAAACAGACCTTCTAAAGTCAGAGCATTATCAATCATCTTACCGATTGTCTTTGCCTTTACCTTACGATGGCCATTGACATCAGTTGAATCTTCTGAATGGGTTAAGAAAAACACATACAAATCATCTCTCAGATCTTTTGGCATTTTAGCAACCTGAGCCAGGTTAGAAGCTATCTGAGTGAATTTATCATAGCCTTTTTCATTTGCCCTATCAAAGTATTCAAATGAACTCATATACTGCCAGTCATCAATAACTAAGTTCTTAATGTGCGGCATATTATCATTGACATGATTCATTGCTTTAATAATTCCTGCGGAACTAGAAGCTGAAGTCATGTTACCCTTAGGATTTTCTTTGGATATCTGAGTATACTTACTCTTCCATCCTTTAAAGGGTAACGGTTTGTTAGCAATGTTGATAATAAAAGTCTCTTTAGGATCAAGATTCCTAATAGAAGTTGATTTACCAGAGCCTGATTCGGCTATAATTAATGTGCTTTGCGCCATTACTTGTTTAGTTTTTCATTTATACTCAACAGTGCTTTCTCAATACCAATCAATACATCTACAATAGATCTTTCATCAGGACTTGGTAGATCCAAAGCTGTCTGTGTATTAAAAGCATTGGTCTCTTTATTCCTGGTAACAACATCATTGATTGCTATCAGATCCTTAACCGGAACAAGATGTCTTTCAAATCCGGAACTGGATGTGACAATCTTATATTTGCTCCAATTAGGGTTGTGCTTAAGCAAATATAATGTTCTTTTTGGATCCTCGGAATCATAATCTATACTCACAAATTCAGTATAGATATCACTTTCTTTCTGTAATTCACTCGGAAAGAAACTAATGTGTAAGTCATCCATACCCACTGGTCTATAAGCCATCTTGGGAATGAATAGTGCATTGATATTACCAATAGTCTGGAAGTAATCTTCATGCTCTTCTCGCAGAGCTGCTACTTTTTGTTTTCTTTCTACTGGGCTCATCTTCTTTCTTGTGTTAAAGGTGTTTCCATTTCATGTATTTCCATTTTTTCAAAAGCAGCTTTGAAGAAACTCATGCGAGTATCTCCATTACGTGCTTTTAAGAAGTGCAGAACTAATGTTCTGTCATCTTCTATAATATATCTATCAGGGCCATAGAATCTAATCTTCTGTTTAGCTGGCCTATTGATACCAATCAGAGTATCAGCATGTTGTAACATAGCATCTGAACCAAAGATGTCAGACTCAAGAATATAGTTTCCATACTTGCCATCTACAGCTCTATCCGGATTGTCTATATTCCTATTAAGCTGTGACATAGCAATAAACAAACAAGGATAATCTCTTTTACACTGAGTAAAGAACTCACCCAGCTCAAAGAGCATATCTAATGTACTATGTTGGTATGGCGCTCTCTTAACAAGTATAGTATGATCTAAAGTAATGATTGTCTTTTTACCCTTATGATAGTTCATATACATATCAATCTG